TCTCAATTTTATAAATACTCTATCGTCATATTGATATGCACTAAATGCAGCATTTCTAATTCCATTGATACATCCAGCTAGGGCACTAGCAATTTGAGAAGCTGTACCTGAACCATTCATATAGAATTCATCGAATCCTAGGATACCATCATAATCGTTATAGACATAATATTCTCCTGGATTAGGAACTAATGGGTATGATTGAGCAGATACAATTAAATCATATTTTCCAATAGAGTCAATTTGAGTACCATTTGGGTGATATAGTCTAATCTCATCGTAGTTGTTTAATGCTGAATTGATTTTAATTACTCCATATGAGTGTCCACCAACTTTAGTGGATTCACCAAGATCCTGCAAAAATAGGTTTCTGCTCTGTCCAAAGAAGAGTCCTAAATCAATTTTAGTATTCGCAAACCTAAATTGTCCTGTACTCAACTCCTTTTTAGAAGTCCCAATAGCAGACGGCAAAGTCGGGATAGTATCTACTGTGTATTCATAAGTATTATCATCAATCTTAGTTATTAGGAATTCTCCAGAGTATTCAGAATCGCTAGATGCGATTACTATTAGATCTCCAGTACTATACCCGTGAGATGTGAGAATAGCAGTAACTTGTGTACCTATTCTACTAAGAGTAACCGATTGACTTAAATCATACTCTACCTCAAATGGCTGAGTAAGATTCGGCATGTATAAGTTATTGTCTTTATCGCTAATATAATTGATAAAGAGATTGTCGGAATCAGTAAAGGTCGGGACAAACTCTGAAACATTTACTGTTGAGTTTTTAAAGGGTATAATTACTCCAGCTGGATTACTTTGAGTAAGGGTAACTTCATCAGTCTCTAAGAAGTTTTTCCTAAAATGAGGTGTGTTTTCCCAAGTTCCGCGAGTTAAGTAAGCTCGATTCAAGTCAATATCAAGTTTAGTTAGTTCAATTGCATTTACATATACTCCTAAGTATCGATTAAAATCGTATTTTGCAGAAGAATCATCGTTGAATACAAATTCAAGATTTAAGATATTTGGAAAAATGATTCCATTTCTTGAAAATCCATTTGTGATATTTTCTTCAAAGAATTTTAAAGGATTTGAGCTAGAATAGAGATCATATGTTAACTCGCCTCTACTGCCAAAGGTTCCCTCATTAATTAGGATACCGTTCCAGTTAGTAAAATCATTCTCTTCATAGGATACTGAAAGAGGACTTGTTGGAAAATTAGGATTATTTAGGTAGTCTCTTAAATACTTTCCTGGAACAGTCTCAGCACGAAGATCAAATGTCTTTATAATTGACGCTTTACTAAATAGGTCAATTAAGTAGTCAGTCTTGGACTCACCAGCTTCGTATTTTTGTTTGACTTGATCCAGTGGAAAATTTGCCGGATCTTCAATCTTAAAAATTATGAAATAATCTGGCACATCCTTCTTAAGATATATTGGAGCAAAATATGACATTCTTTCAGCATACTTATTAGATGCTAAGTATTTTACTCCACTAAAATAATGAGAAAAATCAAATTGATCTTTAAAATTCTTGGAGGTCTTAGTTGAATCAACCTGTTCATTTAAGTCAAATGTGATCTCATTTGGAGTTGACCCACTGTTTAAGAATCTAAATATGTTTGCTGGGTGAGATTGCTTAGTATCAATCGGAACTTTTGAATAGAGATCTTTTGATAATTCTGGATTAGCTTTAATTGATTCTAACCATATCCCACCTTCATCACTTATTGCGATTTTAATATTTCCAGTCAGCTTAGGATTTGTCCTAACTAATTGAAAACTACTGTCTTCTGTTAATAATGGAACATATGCTATGTCGCGATTACTCATATTAGCGGGCGCTCATTTTTTTATTAGAAAGTTGAAATATTTCCTCTACTTTGAACTAGCGGAGCATCAAGAGTAGTCTCTTTAATGTATTGCGCACTTACGTTTAGATCAAATGAGAATGGAGCATCATCTTTTAAGATAATGTCAATTCCTAGTTTCTTTGAATATTTTATATTAGTTAATGTATCACCGGTTCTATATCCACCAATAAATCCTAATTTATCTGATGCTCTAAATTGAAATAGGACAGGAATATTTAATGCGTTTTCTGGACCAAATTTAACTGCTTTATTTGATCTTGCTGGAAAGTTTCCTTCAACTGATACTGATTCATAGGTAGTAGGGTATAAGTATAAGTATGCACCACATGTATATTTTCCAATTAAGTATTCGTCATTTTTAGTAAATCCTAATTTAATTGGATAGTGAGTATCATTTTTACCGATAGATGTTACATTACTAGTTGGAGTATTTGGAGTAGTTCGACCTGCTTGTTTGTAATAGGATACTCCATATGCATTAGCTCCCTCTGAAACAGATGTTTCAAAGTGTAGTGCATGGGCAAATGGTAAGTATTTTTGAGAATCAGTGGCAGTGATTGAAGTACCTGAATTAAAATCAGGTCGAAATGCTTCTGCGATATTTGCAACTAGAAAAGATGGTCCACATAATGTTGGTAAATCAGGATGATCTTTACTTATACAAAATTCACTAAGTCTACCTCCACCATTTGCCGTAACGGTAGGTGTAGCTGCAGTTGTTGTGCCATTCCATACTCGAGTATCAGTTGCTGTTCCAGGAATAACAGTTGATGGATTAAATGGTAAATAGTGTCCCCAGTTTCCAGGAACAAATGCAGTAGTACCAACCGTCCTACCTCCATATGCGTAGGCTTGTGTATAATATGAAGCAGTAGCATACGTAGTGGATGGTGTACTTGGTGCATATATCTCTTCAGATAGACCATAGTCTCTTACTCTAGAGTGAATAAATTGACTTTTTACTTGACCTGATTGAGTACTTGCCTTTTGTTTAAAGTTGCTAATTAGTGGCGTAGGATTTGAATTTACACCAATTGGAACAATATCATATCTTCTATTTACATGATAATCATCATCTGGATATGCAGTAGGATCAGAAGAAGTAGCAACTTGGCTAATTCCACCAAATAATAAAGATACTAACTCGAGGTTAGTTGCTGAAGTATTTTGAATAGAAATAGCATATTGTTTAGTAATAATTGCTCCTTCATTATAGATAACAGTTCCACCAGTAGTATCTTTAATTAGATCTTTATAATATCCTGCAAATAGGTCAATTGTATCTCCATTTGAAACATCTAGTGAATTACCGCTAGAATCAATAACACTAACTTTAATTACGCCTTTATCAAGATTAATAGACTGCTGAATTGAGTCTAGTGTTGATTGTAAGCTTTTTAATTTTTGATAAAGATCAATTACGTTTCCTTCATTTGTAAAAAATCCGCTTGAAATATCTTCTGCGACATGTCCATAAAATTTATCGCCAGAAGTAAACTGACTAGCTAAGTGATTATCTAAACCTTTTGCATTTAAACTATTTTCAAAATCTAATCTAGCTTTTTCAGCAAATGTCTTTTGAGAAGTAATTACTCCCTCTTCCTGAGATTGGATCTCCTCTGGGAATCTAACTTGAACTACATTTGACCATACGGATTCAGCAGCGTTACTTGGCCAGCCTGCTTCAGAAAGAGATTTGACTTGAATTTCAACAAGTTCTCCTTTTCTAATTGCAATATTTAATTGGTTTGTATTAACTACATCAGAATCAGTAAGAGTCTCTTCTGCCCATTCATATAAACCAGTCGCTTCATTTAAAACTTTGATTCTAGCCTTAGTCAATACTTCTGTCCATGGAGAAAAAGTAGCAGATTTTGTTGTTCCATCTACATCAACATATGATTGCTGTTGAGCATCAGGTTGAGTTCCAGTTGAACTTAGGTATCGGTATCGATATTTAAACTGAACTACATTTTGAGTTCCATACTTATCTAATTTAGGATTAGGTATTTGCCAAAATCCACGAATCTCATATTTTCTATTTGTTACAAATTGTGGAGTCGTAGAAAGTTGAGTTGTAATATTTGTTACGATCGATGATAACGCGGTAGTCTTTTCATTTCTTGAAGTTAATGACTCAGTTAATTGTTTCTGTAATCGCTTTGCCTCCTTTGGAGTTTTAGAAACAGTTGTAATATTTGCTTTAATTGAATCAATCTTCTTATTAAGTTCTTCCACTTCTTGTTGAAGCGCGGCTTTTTCTTTAACGTTATTATTTAAGTCAGTTAAACTTTTATCATTTTGTATATGTTGATCAATTTGATAAACTTTAAAACTCGCTTCATCTAATGCTGGTGCATCTGGTGTAATTGCTAAGATTGAAGGTAGTGTCTTTTCTTTTGCTAAGTTTAATAGGATTAGACCAAAGTCAGATACAAAGTTATTGTAATAATCAGCAAGAGTAGAAGTAGATTCATCCTGTAAAGGAATAGTCAATTCATTTGTGTATAGTGCTAAACCTTTTGAAAAATCACTAATTGTTAAATTCTTAGATTTACTTACTGGCTTAATAAAGATTATTTCTCTTTCATTAAATCCTACATTTACTTGTAATTCAGGACGGCGATATGGTACTGGTTTTAATTTAAGAATAGCAGACCCGATTGTTATTGGGTCATTTCCAAATATTCTTTCAAGAACAACTTCAGTATCGGTAGAGTTTATTGAGACTACTCGATATTCACTATCATTTGCTGTGATTAGGACATCTCCTTCAGCTAATGATTTACTATTTTGTATTCCAGATAAGACATCAGTATATACAAGAGTACTTAATTTATATCGACGTCGTAGTGTTGAAACAGTTGCACCACTAGTAAGAGTCTGATTTCCAGTCTCTTCTAATATCTTAACTACATCAAATGATCCATTATATCGATTAACAGATACTTCCATATCTACTGTATTGTCATCTTCAAAAAAGTCGATTCCATTATCGTTAAGTTCTTGAACAATATCTGCATATACTAGATCGTTTTGTCCTTTATAGTTTTCATCAAAAAATGTAGCGACATCATCATTATTTACTGAGTTAACAATAATTCTCTTAACTATAAATTGATCAATATCGTCAGTTAGGACAGTTGATATGTCTAAACTTACATAAAGTAGTGGATTTAAGAATGATTCAAAAAACCAGTTATTCTTTACTTTAAATGCACTAGGCACAGTAAATGTAGAATTTTGAACTGTTTCAAGATCTTTAATTAACTGTGAGGTCTTTTTTAACTCAAATTTACGAACGTCACCATTTGAAGATTTAATACCAATCACGTCACCATTTGCTGAAATTAGGGTATCGAACTTAGTGTTGATGTCTTCAATTTTACCTTTTAAATATCCAAATGAAGGAACTGTAATATTAGTCGATGTTCCATCAACTTTAGTCTGAGACACAGTAACATTTTCAGAACTTGATTCCAAGATATTTTGTAAACTGAATAAAAATCTATTCATATTATCGATATCAACGACTAGTCTCTTTAAAACGTCAGATAGTGTATGTTTTGTTTCCATGTATTTGGTTTATCTTATTTTATCTACTCTAAATGTAAAAGTGGTATCATCTAAACAAATAATATCGAATATTGGTTTATTTAGTGAAGGTGTAAAATCTAAATCATTAAAGACTCCTATTGCAACACCATATGTTCCAGTATTATTTCTATTTAGCGCATCTGTGTATATTCTAAGATCATAAATTCCTGGAATAATTTCATCCTCCAATACTAATCTAAGAACTTGACCTTTTTTCCAAGTGATTTCGGTATCATCAATATATAAGGACAAGTCAGAGGTTAGTATTGTTGGTGTTCCTGAATTTTGATGAACAAAATAATTTGTAAATGTTCCAAGAGTCAAGGTACTTCCAGTAACAATATTAGTTAATGAACCATTTGAAATATTATATTGTTGATTTGTATTAACTACACGTACTCTATTTGGAGTAGTACGATCAATAAATATACCTTCACCTGGTCTAATTCCATTAAGGTCATACGAAACTACTATGTTCGAGTCACCTGAAATTATAGAATTAATTTTAGTATTTGTATTATCAATCATTGCAACAAGTTCTCCAGTATTGCTAAAGATTGCTTGATTTGCAATTAATGAGGTTTCTAAATTAGCAACTCTTGTTAATATTTCACTAGAGTCTACTGAATTTATAAGTAGATCCTTTAGAGAATTTACTTGTTGCTGTAGGGCTTCAATCTCAATTAATTTATTTGAGAAAGTAGTTTGAAGTTGGGTAAACTTAGTTAAGACATCCGTAAATAATTCTAAGGAAAAAGTAGAGTAATCGTTAATTGATTTTTCTACTTTAGCATCCTCAATTGACGTATCTAATTTAAGATTTAACTTAAATGAAAATGCATTACCATTTGTTTTGTTTAATGGGTCCGGTTTATACTTAGTAATTGGCGGAATTGCAAATTCTAGGCCACTTTGTTGGATCTTGTCTAGGAATAGAACACCATATAAGTTTGTCTTAAAGTCAATTGGATTTCCACTAGAATCTAAGTTGTTTGGATCATATGTATCATAGTAAACTAAGACAGCATTAAATTCAAAGTCACGATTAGCAACATAATCATTAAATTGAGAAAATACTTTAATTTCTGGATTCTCACTAGCTAGTTTATAGTTAGCTAAGTCAAAATCAATTGAGATACCATCTAGTGTATTTCTTTGATACTCAACAACAACTGGCCCTTGAGTTTTTCTAATAAATTGATCTTGGGCTACGTTAAAATTAGCTAAAGATTCAGTATAGTATGAATTATTAATAGTACCGGTAAACCAATTACCTGGAGTATATGTTCCAGCGAGAGTATTTTTAATTTCAGCAGTTACACTAGCATCATCCAAATCGTAGAATGCTTTTAGTGATAATCCAAATGGATGTGAGTCATTATAATGTCTACCTGAAAGATATTCAATATCTAGTGGAGCAGCTAACGTATTAGCAACAGTCATTCCTTCTTTATAGTTAAAATCACTAACTGATTTGAATAATACGTGTGGGGTAGTACCAACATTTGTAGGTACGTGAATATAGACTTCAGTATATGAATTTTCACTAGATGAAAGAGTATTTACGACATCAATATCACCTATATACTTAACTACTCGATTGTAGGTAGAATTAGTTTCAGGTTTTTCAACAAATCGTGGATCACCTAAAAGAACTGGTGTGTTTTTCTCAAGAGCATTAGCATCTTGGAATCTAATTGATCCTAGTTCTTTTAACCATTTCCAAAATACTCTTTCAGAAACAGTAAGCCTTTCATTTTTCTTATATGTTGGGCGACTTAATAATAGTGACTCAAAGTTAAGAGCATAATTTTGAAAACTTTCTGCTAGGTTTACGTTATTATCTGGATTAAGTCCTTCAATTATTGGAGATTCTCCAGCTGCGCCAAACTGTATTTTATTATCTGTTGCTAGGGTATTAGGAGTCCCGATTTCAGGTATTCTAAGCAACACAAACTTTGAAAAACGAACAGAGTTTTCACTATTCGCTAATGTGATATTTATGTCTTCAAGAGCACTTTGAAAGTTATAAAATATCCCCTTCTTGTCCTGAACTGGCTTAATTAAAGGAGTTACTGCCATTTAATTTTTTCTTTTTTTTATTAGAATACTGATGTTCCAACTAAGCTAGTCGCTAATAGACGGTCGTCACTATTTGAATCGATAATATAGTTAAAGGTGGTGCTTGCTCCATATGGAGAATATGTACTTGAATCTACTACACCAATTGAATTAACAGTATCATGTAATAGAATCGTGTTTGTAGTATTTAAGTTAGTACCAGCAATAAATTTTATTGGAGATGCCCATGTTTGAACAAATGGAGTAACAATTGAAGTTAATGACACGGAATTAATTACGTCGACAATATAAATTGTAAATTTAGTGTTTTGTGCAGGTGGATTAGTCAAATCAAAATCAATAATAATATTAAATTCAGGAATATTTGAATTAATTGCAGTAGATCCATCATATACTGGAGTAGGATCTGGTGCAGTAGATGCCTTTAGTGTAAGGAATATATTTTGTCTAGACGTACTACTTAATGTGATAGTTGCTTCAGCTGGGGTACCGCTTACTCCATTCCAAAGAAGATCGGCTTGAACTATTTCCTTTGATTCAATTACACTTGAGTTAATAGTAACTGGTGCATTAAACTCAGCAGTACCATCAAAAGTGGCAGTAGTATTTGAAGTTAGGTCATTAACAGTTACCGTGTCAAACCCAGCAGTCATATTAGTTACGATATGATCAACTGTTAGGATTGATTCATTACTACCATTTTTAGCAAGAGTAGCAATAATAGTCGGAGTAGGAGAGCCGGCTTGATAAATCAAACCAGTATCCTGTAAGATAACTGTTTGTGCCTTTAAATAATTTATAGCGTTGGTTGTCCCAATCGATGTAGTCGCAATGTCTATCTCTAAGTCATTAATTAAATCTTCAAGTTTAGCTTGAAGAAGCAAAGTATTTGCATTTGTTATAGTTGCAATGTCTGTAACAAAGTTAGTCATTAGTATTTGCTGAATCGGTAATGAGATCGGCGTAAATGGCATAATTAGTTAATTATTTTAGTTATTTATTATTAAGCGCTATAGTTCTTTATTAAGTAATTTTTCCTAGTATTAAGACGATCCTCTGTCTCAAGGGAATATTGACTTTTATTTAGAACTCTAATAAAGTTTTGTACTGAGTTTTCGTAATTTGTTTCACGATTATCAATTACTGTTACCCTAAGTGAGAAGTTACCAATATCTTTAAATTTCCAAACAAAGAATGGAACTGATTTTACTCGAATCACCTCTTCTCCAGTAACAGTATTAGTTAGGGACCAAATAAAATCATTTTTACCATCTAAGTTGTTGATAACAAAGAATACTATTCCATTTTCTGGAACAGCAAAGGTTCCATTAAATAGTTTGATATCGTTTATATTAAATACGTTTTGATCAATTGTTGTTGGAATAAATCCATATTGCTGATTATTATCAAAATACCAATAGTCATCTACCCAAAAACTAGGATTTTGCATTGTTCCAGCAAGCAGGTCACTTGTTTTAGCAAAAACAAATAGATTTTCTTCCTCAAATGCTGGATAATTTGCAACTAGATGGTCGACTAGTGCTTGTGAAAATACTCGCTTTGGAGTAAAGTAAGTATATTTATCACCGGTAATCGTTGCTCCAGAATATTGAATAGTATGATATAACTCTTTACTTAAGAATCTCGCTTGTGCATGGATATCAGTTCCATTTAATACAGCATACGTAAATAGACTTATTGCTGGATGAGTGCTTGCATTTAGGGTCACACATAAATCATCTAAACTAGTAAATGCTGGAATGGTATATGGAGTAAATAGTGAGAGTGTAATAGTATCACCAATGGTAGGTGTATAAAAATAGAAACCTGCTTTAAAATCATCAACATGGACAAGGTTATTAATTCTCATCCAATATAGTGAACCTAATTCAATATCTCTAAAGTCCTTTAGTGTAATTGGTGTATCGTTTTCACCAAGACCCCAATACCTTTTTTTAGGGTGGTTTTGTAGAGGATCAGTGTATGCAACATATGCTGCTGTGTCAACATCATATAGGTCAACATCATATATATTTTGTCCCATTCCATATCGATTCATAAAAAATGATCCCCATTCAGTTAAATTTTTATAGAGATCAATTTTAGTTACAACATCTTCATTATCTAAAACATTTACTTTTGGATAATATAGTGGAGATGCACCAAAATCACGTAATTGAGTATTACTTAAATTCCCAATTGAATATTCAAATTTATCTTCTAGTCTTGAAAATGCGATTATTTCAGGCTTCATTTGATCTGAGACCTCAATAAATCTTGAAAAAACACTAATATTTCCATAGAAATCATATAACTCTATGGTTACTCTGTACTTTCCGGCAGAGGGAAGAAAATGAGGTAGAGTATGAAGGTCAACAACTTTTCCTCGATACTCAAAATTATAAGGATTTGGTCCAGGTTTAGTTATCTTCCAATTGATCTCGTAATAGTTTTTAAAATCAATATTTTCAAAAGTCCAATATGGATTAAGACCGATCGCAATCGCATCTAAATCATCAAGTCTAACTCCTCTAACATCGCTTAGAGTTAACTTAGCAATATCTGCAGTTAGGGTTACTGGAGCTCCAATAACTCTTTGTGGATCATCGCCATATTCCCAACTGAGTCTCTTATTTAGATTAGGTAATCGTTGGTCCCTAATATTTTCATAAAATGTGGTAATATAATCAGTTATTCCTGGAATCTCAGTCTTTGCGTAGTATTGGGAATTTTCAAAAGGATTCTTATCTACATCATTAAATCGAACAACTCCAAAATCTATTCCATTAGGATCGACTTGACGATATAATGGGTCAAGAGATCTAAGCACAAGATTAGTATTTTCTCCAGGATAGAGACCAATATTAACGTTTTCATTAATTTGATAGTCCCGGATCTCAGTTGAGTCTGGCCAATAGTTAATTGTCAGCTTTTGAAAGTATATGAATTCTCCAATTATGTCTTTTATTTTGACATTAATTGGTAGGATCTCATTCTTTAGTTTCTTATTAAGTAGGTCTAATTTATAAAAAATCTCGTTAACTGTAAATTCAGTAGTCTCAGCAACAATTGGAACACCATCATCATCGTAATTTCCAGTAACTGCAGTAAACTCATAAACTAGAGCTAAAAATTCAGTTTTTCTAAATTGTTTACCTGATTTTAGGTTACTGTTTCGATCAACTAGATCAAGTGATTGTATTTTTCCATCATCTAAATAGTCAGTAATATCAACCATTGCTAGCTTATTGAAATAAGTTGAGCTTGAATTAATATTTTTCCAATATTCTTTTACTTTTAGTAGGTCTCGATAACCTAATATATTAATAAAGTTGATTAGTCCTCGATAGGTACCGATATACGGATAAATCTCCTCTTTATTTACAAGTAATTGTTTTCGGGCTTTGTTTAGGGCATCTACATCTGGATAAGCCTCTTTAATATCATAGTCTTTAAGGATATTTGCATCCTCTCGTAAGAATCTAATTCCAAAGTTTTGTGCCCATACTTTAAATCTGTCCTCCTCTTCTATTCCTTCTCCATATACACTAAATTCTCCAATAGTTGTCTCAGTAGTTCCATCAATTAATTTAAGTAGGAGTTTTCTCTCGTATGCAACCTCAGTTAATGGACTAAACGCAATATTTACCTGTAAAGGCAGCTTTAAGTCTAGTGGAGCTGGGCTACTTGAAAAATCTGAATGTGCAAAAATTGAAAAATCTACTTTGCTAATAAAATTTTCAAGTAGAGTAGTATCTCTAATGACATCATATAGAAAAATAGTATCGCTATTTTGGGAATCTTCCCAAACAAATTTTAGAGACTGATTAGAGGTAAGAGTTGGAAATCTATAAGTATTTGCAGCAATCTCTTCTAATATAAAAAGGTTTTCATTATCAAAAAGATATACTGAGATATTTTTAAAGAATAATTTACCCTTCCATACTGAATCAACAGTATCATATAAAAAGTTTAAGTTCTTTCCAAACTTATCAAAAAAGTTTAAGTTTTGAACATTCATTAGAGTTTACTAGATTTATGTTATTTATTAAATCGAATAACTTTATATGCTATACACTGAATTTTCTCCGCTTGTACTAATTGAGATAAATTCTAGAGTGTCGTCAGCGTCTAATCCAGTCTTTTTATGGATCTTTTTCCATTCTTTAGCATATCCATTTTTACAAATTTGTGTAAAGTAGGCAAATGCATTTGGTACAGCCATTTTAGTTTCGTCAAAGCTTTTCCAATACTTTAAGCAATCTAGGATTGCTGATTGAATACAGTCTTCTCTATCGCGATAATCTTTAAAATAGAGACGATCTACTGCTCGATTGGCTAGTGAGATAAAACAGTTTATTGTATAGTCTGAGAGCTCTCCATTCTGTTTACAAAGGATAATATCTGCAGTAAACTCTTTATTGTTAATGTAGTGGGTGTCCCCTTTCTTTTTTCTTGCCATTCATAGTTAATTATTTTAAAAGTTGGTAAATCTTAACGACGCCTAGAAAGGAGTCTACCATATCAATTATTGGAGAAATTATCTTGTCTCCTTGAACTATCCATTTTTCTTCAAAAATCGCCTTGTGCAAATCTGAATCTTTTACTGATTCAATAATAGGGTCCTCCTTAAATTTATTGAAAATATCCATTTTATTAGCGTTACCTTTACAGGCAATAGCATTCTTAAGTTCGCTTGGACTAAAAACAAATAATCGATCAGCATCTCCCTTTAAGACTCTAGTAAGAAGAGCATATTTAAGTATTCCAGTAGACTGTGAAATATCTACTAGTGAGTTACCCTTTGAACCAAATGAGATTCCTTCGATCGCTACGATTACTTGATCGTCGCCTACTTCTTTTAAAATATTTGTGATTATTCGATCTACTAGATCCTGATAGTTGACTAGTTTTGTTCTCTCAGTAATATGATACTCTGGATGAGTTTTTCTTACTGTACTTGTCTGGTCTAATTGAAGATTTGGATATTTAATAACAAGGTGCTCTAGATTTTCTTTGTCGACTTTCCGTAGCTTAGTATTTACTACTGAAAACCATTTAAACTCTTTAAAGTCTCTACAAATACATATACCCGGATAGAGTATCGAAAAATCTATGCTTACAATTGTCATTCATTTTGATAATTTTTAAAATCCTGATACTGTTATACACAAGTTGGACAAAAAAGTTCTTTTCAGAAGATATTATTTATTTTTGTAAAACCTTTAAAATTCTCAGTAGTAGAAGAGGGTTAGTGGGCGGGAGTACTACAATAGTACTATAATAGTAAATATTACTTCTATACTACTTTAATTAATTACTCTATAGATACTTTAGTAGTACTCGCGCGCACGAAGGGTGGATTTTTAAAGTTAAGAAAAAAAGAGTATCATAACCCTATGAGACTAGGATATTGTTGTATAAATTTAAGCCTGAAGGATCAGGGAATCACTACTAATCGCGGTATGGTCAAAAAAACTTTTGATGAAAAAGGGCTAAACTACGTAAGTGAACTAATTCAAAAGAATCTAGATGATCTCTTTATTATTCTTACGTGGAACAATCTAAATGGTATACAAGTCTATCGAATGTCCAGTGACCTATTTCCATGGATGAGTGAATACAGACTTGAGGATCTTCCAGAGTTTGACAAAATTCAGGTCCTTGCCCAAAGAATAGGCAATGTTGCTAAAACATTTAGTGCTAGGCTATCCTTTCATCCAGGTCAGTTTGACGTGCTTGCCTCCCCCAACTCAGAAGTAGTTCGCAAGACCATTTATGATCTAGATCAGCATGCTCGTATCATGGATCTAATGGGACTTCCGCAAGACCACCGTGCAGCAATCAATATTCATATCGGTGGATCTTATGGAGATAAACATTCTGCATTGCAACGGTTTTGCGAAAACTTCAAGCTACTCGCCCCCTCAACCCAAGCTCGACTAGTAGTCGAAAACGATGACAAGGCTAGTCAGTTTGGAGTAATGGATCTTTTTAATGGAGTCTACAAAGTAGTTGGCTGTCCAATTACCTTTGATCACTTCCATCACCGTTTTTGCACTAACGATATTTCAGCAGAGCAAGCAGCCAACCTTGCAGCTTCTACCTGGGGAGATATTACTCCATTACAACACTTCTCTAGTTCAAAAGCACTATACGAAGACTCTTCAGTAATCAATCGTTCACATGCAGATTACGTGTATGATACTATTCCAGATTATGGATTTGATGCAGATGTAGAAATAGAGGCAAAAGCAAAAGACTTAGCTCTACTTCGATACTTAGCTAATGAAGGAGTCGTTACAGAAGAGTTAAAATTTGAATTTGAAATACAATGAAAAAAGTCACCTGCATAAACGATAAAAATCTTCCTGAAGGGGCTCACGTAGTTGCTGGAGAAGAATACGAAGTCGAAAATGAGTATCATAATGCTCTAGACCAACGAGTATACATTATCAAAGGGATCACTAATGAAGGGATAACTAAGATGGGTATGCGATGGATAGGTTACGATGCTACTCGATTTAGAGTCACAGAAGACTCCAAGTCAACTAAGAAAGAATATGAATTTGCACTAAATTAATATGGGAACTAATTTTTATAGAATACCTACTCATGCTGAAATGCTTGAGAAAAAAAGGAAACTTCAAGAGAGGATAGAAGCATTAGATATTTCTCCAGGAACAATTGAGAGAGGCTTTTGCACGCTAGAAAATAGTGAATCTGAATGGGAGTACCATTCCCCTTGGAGTGAGTTTATTGAGGAAACTTCAATTCACTTAGGTAAACGCAGCATGGGTTGGCGGTTCTGTTGGAATTTCAATAAAGAGAAATATTACAAGAACAAGGAGGAGCTCTTAGCTTTTATTCGAGCCGGTCGAGTGGTTGATGAATATGGAGCAGAGGAAGATATTGAAGAGTTTATCGAGATGGCTTTTAGTTGGGGAGAACCTGACGGGCATGTTTATAACCAAGCATATCTTGATCACATGAAAAAAGAGGGTTATCACCGAGACTATTCATATGACCATTCTAAATACTTTGATCTTATTATCGATGGACTTAGAGTATCCACATCAACTGAATTTAGTTAAAAAAATAAAATATTATGGAAATTAAATTTGCAGACACATTCTTTAAATCATTAGAGAGAATGGTAAATCGTCAGAAATGGTATTGGAAGACTTGGGATTTCCTTCGTTACGACCTACCAAATGGGGTAAAAAATATCTTCTTTTTTTGGAAGGTAATTTGGAACTATCGATCATGGGACTCAAGTTTTCAAATGAGAATACTTGCTCGATCTCTTGAACCACTAGCTCATACTCTAGAGCACCATGGAAACGAAGTAGATGGTCCAAGATTAAAAAAAGTAGCTAAAATTAAAAGAGCTATCGAGATCTTAAATAGACAGTCGAATGATGACTATATTGAATTAGCTGAGAAAACATTAGGATACACTGTAGATCATTCATATGGAATCTTTGGAGATAAAGATGAAGAGGATCAACCTGCTAGTATTAAGGAGATGAATAGTAAAATCTATGATTTATCTCATAAACTTGAAGAAGAGGAATGGAAAGAACTTTGGACTATTTTTAATGGTCAAGAACACTCTCATTATGTAATGCTCCTAGATAAAGCTAAGTCTCAAAATATTGATCTAAAAACAGAAGATCTTTGGGATAAGTGGTTCGATGGATCAGGCATGAAAGGCTGGTGGGATTAATAACATAAAAACAAAAAAATGAAGAATTTAAAAAACAATTGGGAGTATATTGGACTAATGCTAATTATGCTATCGGGTTTTGCAGGAATACTTTATGCATACACTAAAAAATCAAAGGAATGCGACTTAGTCGTTTTCGTCAAAGGTCAACTTTCAATTGATGCTAGAACTGTAAATCACTATAGTAATGGATTTACTTCAATTGAGCTATGTAATGGAAAGACCGAAATATATCACAGTAATTTAATAATTAAAGTAGTAGAAAAATGAAACTTTTAATAATTACCTCAGTTCTAATAGTATTAAGTCTTACTATCACTTTACTTGTAATGAAATTTTCAAGCCAAGTAATAGATGAAGCAGATGACTTAGATAACCAACCCGATTAAATTTAAAGTATGTATACACCCGCAGAATTAGCAAAAGTCGTATTCTTTGATCTAGAAACAGCATCAGAATACGCATCACTAGACCAACTAGCTCTTAATAAGCCAAAGATGGCTGAGTTATGGTCTAAACGTTGTGACTATCTTCGTTCCCGATTTGAAGAGAACCGGGACATGACTGACGAGCAGTTATATGAAGCAAAAGCAGCCCTAACTCCAGAATTTGCTAGAATAGTTTGTGCAACATTTGGTCGATTGACTTTTGTTGGAGAGGAGCCTAATGTGATCTTAAAAAGTTACTATTCAGAGCATGAAGATGAAGTACTTGATGGAATTCAAAAAGTATTTGATAAATTTGCAGCCCTAAAGTTTTCAGGACACAATATCAAGAGATTTGATATACCGATGATGTGTAAGCGTCTCCTAATCCATGGAAGATCCCTACCTAAAGGGTTACAAATTCAAAATCTTAAACCTTGGGAAATGCCATTCGTCGATACTTCTGAATTGTGGAGCTTTGGAGCATGGCAAGAAGGATTTGTTTCTCTTGAATTACTAGTTACTTCAATTGGTCTTGAGACTCCAAAAGGAGATATTAAAGGAGAAGAAGTAAGTCGAGTATTTTGGCAAGATGGAGAAACTCAACGAATTGCTGAATATTGTCAACGTGATGTTTTTGCTGGAATCCAAACTCTTTTAAAACTTTCAGGACTTCCTGTAGTAGAAGAGTTTGAGACACAATCATAAATTGGAATCTAAACTAGAATATTTTAAGGACCCTAACTTTGTCTTTGACGAAGCGAGTCACTCTTACTCATACCTAAACCCTGCAACCGGAAGACCAGTCCAGATGTTCCAATCTGTGACTGGTTTTTTGGGACAGTTTAAGAAGCCATTTGATTCAGATATGATTGCTGGAATGGTGGCTAAGAAGAGAGGTACAGCTAAGAAAATTATCCTAGCTGAGTGGAAAGAGATTTCAGATATTGCTCTTAAACTTGGGACAAACGTTCATAAATGGATCGAAGACTATTATAATGGTCTTAATCCTGCGATGCCAACTGATGAAAGAGAGCTTGATAGAGTTTATAAATTCCTAGCATTATATGATGAAAAACTTCATAAGTTTACTCCAGTCCATCAAGAATTTAGAGTATTCTCTAGAAAATGGGGATTAGCTGGAACACTTGATGCTCTATTTAAACTTAATGATGGTAGATACGTTGGAGATTGGAAGACAAATAAGAAATTTACAACAGACGCTGATAATGAGGGTAGAAAACAAAAATTATTATACCCTTTTGATGACATGTGGGATAATTCTTTAAACGGATACTCAATACAGCTAAGTCTTTACCGGCTAATGCTTCAAGAGGAATCTGGATATGAAACGCAAGGAGGATTTTTAGTTTGGATTGGACCAAATGAAAAACCGGAGATGCATAAAATAGTAGATCTTAGAGATCGACTATACGATTTTTTGCAAAAAAATAACAATAATATATTATGAGTAACAACCCTAGAGAAATTACATTTGGATCAGAATCCAGAGACGCTTTAAGAAGAGGCGTAAACCAATTGGCAGATTCTGTAAAAGTAACGCTTGGTCCAAAAGGACGAAACGTAGTTCTTGGAAGAAAAAACCAATATGCTATCACAAAAGATGGTGTTAGTGTTGCACGTGAAGTATTCCTAAAGGATCCAGTTGAAAACTTAGGTGCCCAAATGGTAAAACAAGTAGCATCAAACGTTGCATTAGAAGCAGGTGACGGTACAACAACTGCAACCGTCCTAGCTCAAGCTATTCTAAATAAGGGAATCAAGTTAATTGAATCAGGATACGACCCAATGGAATTAAAAAAAGGTATTGACCAAGTAACTGAAGTTATTAAAAAATATTTAGAGGAGACTTCAGTTAACGTTGATAATATTGAACAAATCAGAAACGTTGCGACTATTTCTGCAAATGGCGATACTACAATTGGAAATATTATTGCTGACGCAATGGATGTTGTTGGATTTGATGGAATTATTACAATTGAGGATAGTCAAACCCATGAGACCAGTATGACAGTTGTTGAAGGAATGCAATTCGGTGGAGGTTATATCTCTCCATACTTTATCAATCACATGGAGAAGTTTGAAGTAAATTTCAACAATCCTTTCATACTTATCTATAGCGGTAAAATTAAAGGTCTTAAAGGATTAGTTAATGTTCTTGACTATACTGTTTCTAAAAAGAGACCACTATTAATTATTGCAGATCAAATTGAAGGCGACGCTTTACAAGCATTAATTATGAACAGAGTTAATGGTTCTCTTGAAGTAGCTGCAGTTAGATCTCCAAGTTTCGGTGAACATAAAGTAAATCAATTAAAAGATATTGCAGCAGTATGCGGAGCAACCTTCTTATCTGAAGAAGCTGGTCACGATATTACAAATATTAATCCTGAAGCAGTTGAATCAATCCTAGGACAGTGTGAAAAACTAACAGTTACCCACGACAGTACAGTACTTGTAAATGGTTCTAGTGAAGATGGAGAAGTTGAAAAAAGAGTTAATGAGATTAAAGCTCAAATCGAATTTAAAGATAATGAATCTGAAAAATTACTTTTAAAAGAACGTTTATCTAAGTTAGAAGGAGGAGTAGCAATCCTTAAGATCGGAGCATACAGTGAAGTTGAACTTAAAGAGAAAAAAGATCGTCTTGACGATGCACTAAGCGCTACTCGTGCTGCAATCGAAGAAGGTATCTTACCTGGAGGAGGAATTGCTTTACTTAACGCAAGTATTAAAGTTCATGCTGGAATTGCCGATGGTACTTATTCTTTTGGTAACGATGAAACCTTAACTGGTGCAAGAATCCTACTTGAATCATGCGAAGCACCATTATCTGCAATCTTATCAAATGCAGGAATTAGCTTTGACGTAATTAAAAATAAAATAGTAGAAGCAAATGATCCACAATATGGATATGATGCTCGTAATGCCCAATATGTCAATATGATTGACTCAGGAATAATTGACCCTGCAAAAGTTACTCGATCTGCCTTGGAAAATGCAGTCTCAATTGCCGGATTAATGTTAACAACTGAGTGTACTTTAATGGAGGAACAGTCTGAAACTCAGCCAACTCAATAGGACTTACCAAAATTAAAAGTGAAAAGAGATAGGAAACTATCTCTTTTTTTTTGTTTTTACAAAAACTTTATAGTAGTATATTTGTATAACTTATAAATTAATTCGCAATGACAACTATTGATCAATTCACAACACTAGGTAAATATAATACAAGTGTTAACCTTACAGCAGAAGATAAGAAAGCCGGCGTTAAAATCTATTGCCATGAGCCATATGCACAAGATCTATATGATCTAATGAATAACTATGAGAAAACCGGTGAAGTTTCAGCTAAGGACTTACAAGAAAATGGAGTATATCGTGTAAAAGCAAATATTATTTCTTTCACAGACAAAATGATCCATGCAGAAGAAATAACGTCCAAGACTCCAATTATTATTCCTTTTAGAGAATATTCAAAAGATATTGAGGCTCTTTCTCATGGAGAAGAAAGAGAATTTTTAATAATGGTCTATAAATCAACTAAGTTTGGTGAAAATTATGGATCTGAAAGAAAAGCATTATCTATTTCATATAAACAAGATCTATTTAATAATCTTGCTGAAAACAAATGGTTTGATGTAACTATCACTAAATTAATTAAAGGTGGATATCTTGCTCTTTATAATAAAGAGATTGAGTGCTTTATTCCAGGTTCACATGCAGCAGCTAACGTTGTCCATAACTTTAATGACATGTTGAATAAAACATTGACTGTGATGGTTGATAACTACGATCAAGCAAACGACCTATTCATTCTTTCATACAAGAAATATGTTACTCACTCAATGCCTACTATGATTGAGAATCTTGAATTTAATAAGGAATATGATGGAACTCTTACTAACAAACCATATGACTTTGGAGTATTTGTTGAGATAGATGGATATTTTACTGGTCTTATTCATCAAACTGAATTTGATGATTATGAAACAATCAAACGAACTTTAAAAACTGGTGATTCACTTAAAGTATATGTAAAAGATATTACATCAAAAGGTGGTCAGTTTAGAATAGTTCTTACTTTAAATCCAGAAAGTGTTAATACTGAAAAACTAGCATGGCAACAACTTAGAGAAAAAACTGAGTCAAGACGTTTTGCATATGAGGTTAATGCTAAGAAAAATTCTATCTCAATAGATATCGATGGCGAAAACTATGAAGTATCACTAAAAAGAAAAGATCTTGAAAATAACATAAATAAGTTTCCTTATGTTAAAGTTTCTAAAGTAGATATCCTAAATAAGAGCTTGAAATTTGAATTTGTTGAAGACTTTGAAAATTAATTTTCAAAAGATTGCTCACCTAAATGGAGGACAAGATAAATAATCAAGAACTAAACCAGTTCAATCTAGATTAAACAGGTAACACTAAAAAATTTAACAATCGGCTGCGCTGATAGTATTAGCAGTGCTGTCTAAAAAAACAAGTAAAAAATATGTCAAGTTCCCTTTTTAAAGAAAGAATAGAATATAAACCCTTTGAGTATCCAGTATATTATACTGAAGGATGGTTAAAACAAGCACAAGCATTTTGGTTACACACTGAAATATCAATGCAAGGTGACATTAAAGATTGGAACGAAAATTTAACAGAGTCTGAAAGAAATCTAGTTGGTAATATCCTCCTAGGTTTTGCTCAAACCGAATGTGCAGTTAGTGACTATTGGACAGGACTTGTCACTAAATGGTTTCCTAAATATGAAATCAAACAAATGGCAATGATCTTTGGTTCTCAAGAGACTATTCATGCAACTGCATACTCATACTTAAATGAGACACTTGGCCTTGAAGACTTTAAAGCCTTCCTACATGAGCCTACGATTGCCGATAAATTTGAATTTTTATTATCTACGGCCAATGATTATACCCATATTGATCTAGCAGATTCATCAGATGCCCGTAGAGATGTGGCAAAGTCACTTGCTATATTTTCCGCATTCGCTGAAGGAGTATCCCTCTATTCATCCTTTGCTGTACTATATTCTTTTCAAATGAGAAACTATTTAAAAGGAATTGGACAACAGATGAAATGGTCAGTTAGAGATGAATCACTACACTCTAAGATGGGTTGCCAATTATTTAGACATATGTGTGAAGAATATCCAGAACTTAGAGAATCTGTTCAAGCACAAGTAGAAGAAGCTGCTTCCTTAATGGTAGATATGGAGCTTAAATTTATTGATAAGATGTTTGAAATGGGAGACCTGGAAAACTTAAAAGCCGACGATCTAAAAGCATTTATCAAAAAGAGAGCAAACGAAAAATTAAATGAATTAGGATACGAATCAATATTTAATTATAGTGAAGAAGCAGCTTCTCAGTTAGACTGGTTTTATCACCTTACTGGTGGACATACCCATACTGATTTCTTTGCAATTAGACCAACCGATTATGCAAAAGCTGGAGAAAATGAAAACTGGTCAGAAGACGAACTTTGGTAAATTAACGCCATTTGGTGAGTATATTAATATGCTAAATGAGAATAGTAAACGAGGACCAGCTGAATGGATTATTGTCTCACCTAGAGTAGCAAACGAATTAAACAAATTAAAGAATAATAAAGAAAATGGAAGAAAATGAAATAAATCACGGCGAATCACTAGGTTGGGAAATCGGTGTTCACTTTCCAGTATGGGCAAATACTGAAGTATATGTTAAAACTGTGTCTAGGGGATACTTACTTGAAGGTGAAACACCTAAAGACGCTTATTGGAGAGTTTCAACAGCCGTTGCAAAAAGACTTCGTAAGCCAGAGATGGCGTCTAAATTCTTTGATTATATGTGGAAAGGTTGGTTAAATTTAGCTACTCCAGTATTTTCAAATACTGGAACTGAACGAGGTCTTCCTATTTCTTGTTTTGGTATTGATGTTGCTGATTCTATTGCAGATATTGGTGGAAAAAACCTAGAGCTTATGCTTCTTGCTAAACATGGTGGAGGAGTTGGAGTTGGAGTAAATCAAATTCGACCAGCCGGATCGACTATTTCTCAAAATGGTACATCTGATGGACTTGTTCCTTTCTGTAAAATATACGATTCATCAGTTCTTGCAACAAATCAGGGAAATGTTCGTAGAGGAGCTGCTTCTGTAAATATGGATATTGAACATGGAGACTTTTGGGATTGGCTAGAAATTCGAGAGCCTAAAGGTGATATTAATCGTCAGTGTTTAAACCTTCACCAATGCGTTGTTGTATCTGATGACTTTATGCAAAAATTAGAGCATGGTGATAAAGAGGCTCGTCGTAGATGGACAGCAGTTTTAAGAAAACGTAAAACTACCGGCGAACCATATATTATGTACAAAGGAAATGTTAATCGTCAAAATCCTGAAGCATATAAAAAGAATGGTCTTAAGGTCTATATGACAAATATTTGTTCTGAAATTACTCTACATACTGATGAAAATCACTCATTTGTTTGTTGTTTATCTTCTCTAAATCTTGCAAAATATGAAGAGTGGAAAGATACTGACTTGATCTACACTGCAACTTGGTTCTTAGATGGCGTTCTTGAAGAGTTTATTCAAAGAGCAAAATATATGAGAGGCTTTGAAAACTCAGTTCGATCTGCAGAAAAAGGCAGAGCTCTTGGATTAGGAGTACTAGGCTGGCATACTTATTTACAAAATAAAAATATTCCATTCGATTCTCTTCCAGCTCAATTTGAGACCCGAAAAATATTCTCACAGCTTAAAATTGAAAGTGAACGTGCGAGTAGAGATATGGCTAGAGAATTTAGTGAACCGTTATGGTGTGTTGGTACTGGAATGAGAAACACTCACTTACGTGCAATTGCACCAACCGTATCTAACTCTAAACTTTCTGGTAACGTTTCTGCGGGCATTGAACCATGGGCAGCAAATGTTTTTACTGAGCAAACCGCTAAAGGGACATTTATTCGTAAAAATCCTTCGTTGGAAAAAGTTCTTGAGAAATTAGGATACGATACCAAAGAGACTTGGGACAAGATCTTAGAAGATGGCGGTTCAATTCAAGGACTAGATTTTCTAGATAATTATAAAGTAAAATTAGGGGAAGTTGGAAATCCAATTACCTTAAACAAGTGGTCTAAACTTCCAGAGGTAGATCAATCTAATTACATTCCCCTAAAAGACGTTTACTTAACATTTAAAGAAATAAATCAACTTGAGTTAGTTCGCCAAGCTGGACTACGCCAACAATACATTGATCAATCAGTTTCTTTAAATCTTGCTTTCCCTACTGAAGCTGAACCTAAATTTATTAATCAAGTTCACCTAGAAGCATATCAGTCTGGAATTAAGACACTTTATTACATGCGAACTGAATCCGTATTACGTGGAGATATCTCAGCTAGGGCTATGACTGACTGTTTAAGTTGTGATGGCTAGAATTAAATAAAGATATAAACTAAGCAGCAAATAACTTTTGCTGCTTTTTTGTTTAGATAAATAATAAAAAATCTATTTTCATGCTTAATTTTAATCAATTTGTAAATGAAAGTAAAGATAATGAGTTTAATTCAATAGAAAAAAACGATATTGTTAACTGGAAGGGTACAAAATATAAAGTCAAAAAAGCCGGAAATGGTGTAATTCAATTACCTAGGAGACAGGGTACAGATACAATTAAAGTAAATCTAGGCCAGTGGAATCAATATGGTGGTAAACTAGTTGAAAAAGCAAAGAACGAGGATGAAAAATAAACACATTCGTAAATATTCTGATTTTTTAGTAGAACAAGATATGGCAATGGCACCTCTGCCAGGGGCACCAGCTGCTCCTGGAGCTCCAGGAGCAAAGAAACCAACTGAATATAAATTTCTATTTATGACAGGACCCGATGATCTTGGAAACAGTCGTCGTAAATACCCAGATAGTAGTGTTGTAATCGAATACCCTTGTTATTCAATCGATGCTGAAAAACTAAAAGCTTGGGCCCAGGAAAACATAATAGATTCAGATAAGAACAAGTTGACTAAACCAGAGATGGAAGTTCGTCAAAAAAGCTTAGAAGATATTGTTAAAGGCGATCGTGTAAATATTTCAAGTGATGATTTACCATTTATTGAAAAACTAAAAAATGCAGCAGCGGCAAACATTATAGCTAAACAGTTACCTGATGTTACAGTAGTTTTTTCAAATGGCACACCTACTACTGAAGACATTGATGTAACCTTCATAAAACATAAAAAGTAATGATTAAATCATTTATTGAATTTATAAACGAAAATATGGATCAAAAATCCCAATTTATTAAAGATCTTTCTCAAACATTAATTGAGAAATTACGTACTTCATATCTACAAGAGAGTACTGAATATATGGTTTTTTCTGGAATGGAGTTTACTAGTCCATTTACATTTGACTTGATTCTAAATGTTAGATCAGACAATTCACCTAATCTTGATCAAGACAGTCACTTTAAAGGTCTTCCTTGGGAAAAAATAAATTTTGATCACTTAGGATATTGTATTGATGCTAATACAAGAATGAGTAGATCAAAATCAAAGATACCTAAAATCATACTACATATTATCTTAAATCCAAAGGAGGAACCTATACTCTATAGTAAATTATATTATAGATTGATTGATATTCTTACACATGAAACAAATCACCTAGATCAACTTGGTATGAATCGAACTCCTTTTAATTCTCATGTGAGCGATAAAATGGAAAGAAATAATGCCAAAAAAAGTTATAAATATTTTCTATTAAAAGATGAGATAGAATCAATGACTGAAGGAATGTATGCAAGTTCAAAGGCTCAAAATATTCCATTAGACCAAGTATTTGATAATTATTTACTTCCACTTATTCGATCTGGTTATATAAGTGATCAGGAATATAATAAAGTAATAAGAATATGGGTTACTCGATCATTAGAGCTCTATCCAGACGCTACCTTTTCAGCTAAAGTAGATCATATTATTAACTCAATCTAAGAACCGATTCATATTTTTTAGTAAAATACTATAAAAAGTATTAAATATGAACGATTTTGAAAAACTAAAATCTGAAATTGCATCTGCACAGGCTGCAATCTTTGATCCGATTATTTCCCTTATTTCAGCAGCAGAAGATGATGCTGACAAGTATTATGGAAAGGGTGTAAAAAGTGCTGGAAACAGACTTAAAAAGAAAATGCAAGAGATTCGTAAAGAAATTAAGCATCCTGCAATTAAAGCTGAAATGGCTAAAATTCAAGAAGGTGCAAAGAATCTTCGCCAAACTTTAACTGACGAAATCGCAGCAAAATAAGAATTGTCCACCTACTGCTAAACTATTAAAATGCCTCTTTTTGAGGCATTTTTTTTGTTTTCTTAAAACTTTTAGTAATATAGCTAGTACAAGATTATAAAAATAACAACAAAAATTATGACAGATTTTTTTGATTTACCAGAAGAGAGCTTTTCAAAGAAACCTCAAGCTGGTGGCGGTAAAAAAGTAGATCCGAACGTTTATGATCCGGATCCAAATGCGCACAATGGTTCGTATAAGTCGGTTTTCCGATTTATTCCATATGTGTTTGACAAAACAAAAAGCAAGTACACAAAGTACACTGCTAAATTTTGGAATCCTTTAACTAAGGAATCCTTAATCATCGACTGTCCGTCGAATGTTGAAAAACCTTCAATTTTATGGACAATGGAATCAGTTCTAAGATCTTTGAAAAAAGAGGAACCTGAAATTGCTGAAGAAATTGGTAAAAACTTCTCAAGATGGAGTACAAATCACTCAGCGGTTTACATTAAGAAAGATCCACAGAGACCTGATCTTGAAGGAACTATCAAAATCTTTAAGTTTAGAAATCAAATTGGAATGCTTATTGACCAGTTAGTTAATCCTGAAGAGCTTGATGGATTTTCAACTAGTAAAAAAGTAAATCCTTATCACTTACTTGAAGGAAAAGATCTTCTTTGTGTAGTTGGTAAGAAAACTAAAGATTTTAGAGATTGGTCTAAGTGTAAATTTATGGACGAAGTAACTCCATTAGTATTTAAAATTGGTGATACTCAAGTACAAGTTAAAAATGATGAAAAATCAGTTAAGCTTGTAACCGAGTTCATGACAAAGAATACTCCAAAAATGGATGAATATTTTCACCAAGATTGGACAGAAGAGACTTTTGGAAAAGTAGCTGAGGCAATTGTTGCAGCAGTTCCACAAAGAGAAGTTCTTGAGATGATTCTTGAAAGAAGCAAGGATACTAAAATGAATGAATTAATTCGTTCTAAAATGAAACCTGGAAAATCAAATGCACCAAAAGCTAGTGTAAATGATGATTTAGAGTTTTCAAGTACACCAACCGACTCTTCTAGCCATGATGAAAAACCGGTAGCTGAATCTATTACTTCAACTGACTCAGATGATGAATACGATTCACTATTCTCAAACTTGTAAAATAATTCATACTAATCATGGAAGAAAATAAAGAAGCACAAGTTTCTCTTGAAAAAGAGCAAATCCAATCAGGAGAACAACCTCAACCAAATATTTTGTTTGGGACAATCACATACGCTGATGATAATGCATATGAAGAGTTTATAACGTCTATGAATATTAGCCAAGCTCTTTTTGTCCTAATTGCATCTGCTAATTATTCTCAAGCAAAAGGAGCATTTAACTTACTAGAGTCTGAAACTCTTTCTGCTGCAATTAGATCAATTCGTAAAACTAGCGAAAAAGCTGAAACTGAATCTAAAAAATAAAAATTAACATGGACTTAATCATAGACGGTAACGCTTTTATTAATGTCGCGATAAGTGTCACTAAGTCTTTGTCCTTTAAGGATAAAAGAACTGGTGACGCTTATTATGTTAGTGATTTATTCAATGATGGTGGGTTTATATTAAAGGAGCACGTAAGAGTAACATTTAGAAATTTTTGTTTTACTTACTTAAACTCTTTACTTGCCCCTATTTCGTCTAGTCCAGAAAAAGTCCATATCGTTTTCGATTCAGCAAGTTGGAGAAAAGAGTATACTAATGATTTCTTTAAGAATTCAGATTTTAAAACTACTTCTGCTCCTACTGAGTTTAAATACAAAGGAACTCGTAAATACGACGACCATCAATATCTTTTCTTTGATTATTTCCAAAATGTTATTATGGCACCATTAGTTGCCAAGTCTGGAATAAATCAATATAAATTTAAAGGTACTGAAGGTGATGACATCATTGCATACCTATGCGATATTTTAAAATGTGACATCTTGATCTACACAGTAGACCAAGATATTAAACAAACTACTGGGATTACTGATAAAAATGTACTTGTAATTACGCCTAAACAAATGGCTAAAACCAAGAGACTTTTTGTCCCATCTCAATTAATTCCTACCGCTGCTAATGAAGAAATAGATAACTTTTTCTCATTAAGTGACGATCATATTACTGGAGCAACAATCGAAAAAACTATCTCTAATCTAATCAATAAGGATTATGTAGAGTATAAAGTAGATTTTGTAGACGAAGTATTGAGTAAAATATTATTGGGCGATAAGTCAGATAATATTCCAAAGATTACAAGCGTTTCTCCAACGAAAGCTAAAAAAGTAATTTCTGCAGTTCATGAAAAGTTTGGAGATCACATTATTTCTCAACTAGATGACCTAAACGAAGAAGTAATTTCTAATATTGTTTCAGAAATTCAAATCGTTAATAAAATTAAAGATCAAGATAAACTAGATGAGATTAGAGAACACTTACTATTCAATATTAAGTTAACTCGTCTGTCAATTAAAGTATTCCCAGAGGAAATCAGAGAGGCTCTAATTGAATTCTTTGAGTCATATCAAATGACAAACTTTAATTCTAGAGAATTTACAAATTTAAAAAATAATTTATCATTACTATGAAGCCTCTATACGAAAGAGTCCTAGTTAAACCTAGAGAAAAAGAGACTCGTACGAGTCAAGGAATCATGCTTCCTGAAAAAGCTATAAAAAAACCAAACATTGGTGTTGTAGTTAGCGCTGGTACTGGGACCAAGAACAATGAAATGCTGGTTAAAGCTGGTGATCAAATTCTATTTAATCGTTATGCTGGATTAGAGCTAATGTATAAAGGAGAAAAACACTATGTCATTATGGCAAATGAGATTATCGGAATATTAGATGATATTAACGATATTTCCTTAGAGGAATTTGAATAAAACAAAAGAGGAGCTAATCACTCCTCTTTTTTATTTTATATCAGTTGATTCTAATAGTGTATAACTAAACTTATTTCCATGGATTCGAGCAGCCTTTTTACAAATAGCCATAAACGCATCAAAATCCTTTACTCTTTTAAATACTTGACATCCTTCTGACCAGTTCTCTACCCAAGTAGAATCTTGTCCAGCTTTATGGATATTAATACCAAACATTCCGGTATCTGTTACATTTTCTTCAAAAACAAGATCTCTATTAGCATCTCTCCAAACAGTTACATTTCCCTTTCTCTGACAAAGAGCT